AGAAAGAAGACATCCCTTCTTTAAAATATATTCTTCAATCATACGATACAGCGTTTTCTAAGAAAGAAACAGCGGACTATTCTGCTATTACCACTTGGGGTATTTTTGAACCCGAAGAGGGTGAAATGGATAATATTGTTTTGCTCGATGCCCAACGTGGGCGTTGGAACTTCCCTGAATTAAAGGAGAAAGCCTATGAAGAATACGAATACTGGGAGCCAGACATGGTGTTGGTCGAAGCGAAAGCGACGGGTACACCACTCATTGACGAGTTGCGGCTACGCGGTATTCCGGCACTGGGCTTTGCACCTGGCAAAGGGCGGGATAAGGTAACCAGAATGCACATGGTTGCGCCATTGTTCGAAGCTGGTGTAGTATGGGCACCAACAGATAAGAAATTTGCAGAAGAAGTCATAGAAGAAGTAGTTTCATTTCCTAATGGCGATCATGATGACTTTTGTGATAGTATGACTTTAGCACTGATGCGTTTTCGCCAAGGAGGATTTATTTCTTTACAAGGTGAGAACGATGATTTTGACGAATACCGTCGTAAACGGGAGTATTACTAATGGCGTTGCCACCGATTGTAGACTCTGGGATAGCACCAGAGGACATGTTACCTAACGAAGCGTCTGTTGACGTATCTGTTCCTCAACCAGAAACCTTTGAGGGCGGTGCAGAAGTTATACCAGACGGTCAGGGCGGAGCACTTGTGCAAGCTTTGACAGAAGCAATGGGTGGTGCGGAGCAACTTCAGCCTCCAGCGCATAATGCAAACTTAGCGGAGATGTTAGATGATGCGTATCTTGGAGAAATTTCGTCAGACCTTCGGGCGTCTTACGAAGAAGATATGGAGTCTAGGTCTGAGTGGGAAGACACGTATACAAAAGGTCTGGATCAACTTGGTGTCAATTATGAAGAGCGTACTCAACCGTTTGAGGGCGCTAGTGGGGTTACACACCCGCTGATTGCAGAGAGTGTTACGCAGTTCCAAGCGCAAGCGTATAAAGAATTGTTACCATCGGGTGGGCCAGTCAAGACACAGGTTGTGGGTTTGCAGGACCAGGCCCGTGAGGAGCAGGCGTCACGAGTAAAAGATTTCATGAACTATCAGATCATGGAGGTCATGGAAGAGTTTGACCCAGACATGGATCAGTTGTTGTTCTATTTACCCCTGTCTGGATCTACATTTAAGAAAGTATACTTTGACGAGGCCAAGCAACGTGCAGTATCTAAGTTTGTTCCTGCACAGGATCTGGTTGTACCGTATTCAGCTTCTGATTTGGCGACAGCGTCTCGTGTTACGCATGTGCTTCGCATGGATGCGAATGAAATACGAAAGATGCAAATTGCAGGTTTCTATCGTGACGTAGACATTAGTGCTCAAGACGATGAGGACGACGAGGTTCGTCAGAAGGTAGACGAGATACAGGGTGTATCACGAACATACAGTGATGACATCTACACAATACTGGAGATGCATGTTGATCTAGACCTTGAGGGTTTTGAGGACATGTCTCCAACAGGGGAACAGACAGGAATAGCGTTACCATACATCGTAACAATCGATGAGGGGTCTGGAGAGATTCTAGCTATCCGCCGTAATTTTGAAGAAGGTGCAACCCTAGCTAAGAAACAGCAATACTTTGTGCATTACAAGTTTATGCCAGGCTTAGGTTTCTATGGTTTTGGTTTGATCCACATGATTGGTGGCCTTGGTCGTGCGGCAACGAGTATTCTCCGACAATTGATCGATGCAGGAACTCTTGCCAACCTCCCAGCAGGATTTAAGGCCAGAGGCGTAAGGGTTCGCAATGATGACGAGCCGTTACAGCCGGGTGAGTGGCGGGACATAGATGCACCAGGTGGGGATATCAGGGGTTCAATCATACCTCTGCCTTACAAAGAACCCTCTGGAACTCTTGCACAGTTGCTTGCGGCGCTCGTAGAGGGCGGTAGACGCTTTGTTTCGCTTGCTGACCAGCAGACAGCCGATGCAAACGGTCAGGCTCCTGTAGGGACGACTGTGGCGCTCCTAGAGCGTGGTATGAAAGTGATGTCCGCTATACACAAGCGATTGCATTACTCTCAGAAACAGGAGTTCAGAGTACTTGCTCGGATCTTTAAAGATAATTTACCGCAACAATACCCTTATGAGGTAGAGGGCGGCAACCGAATGATCATGTCGGAAGACTTCGATGAGCGTATTGATGTCGTTCCTGTTAGCGATCCAAACATATTCTCAATGGCGCAAAGGGTTACGTTGGCACAAACTCAGTTACAGTTGGCGCAGTCAAACCCCCAGATGCACAACTTACACGCGGCTTATCGTCGGATGTATCAGGCTTTGGAAGTTCAGAACATCGACGAGATCCTCCCACCCCCGCCACAGCCGCAGCCACTCGATCCTGCCATTGAGAATGCCCGTGCTCTTATGGGAGAAATACTGAATACATTTCCTGATCAGGATCACGATGTGCATATTCGTGTGCACTTGGCGTTTACAAAAACACCGTTGGTGATGACATCACCGCAGGTCATGGGTACATTCTATGCTCACATAATGGAACATGTTTCACAAAAAGCACGACAGATGGTTACTAACGAAATTGAGGCAGTGATCAGTCAGGCGCAGCTGGCGGCTCAAAGCGGTGCGATAGACCCGCAAGCCGCACAGCAACAAATCATGGAAGTACAACAGAACATGCAAGATCCTGCTCAGATGGAGCAATTGATTTCCTTGCAGATGGAAAAGGTTCTAGCAGAAATCCTACCTCAGTTGATGCCAACAGGAAACGATCCGATGAACGATCCGTTGGTTCAGATTCGTATGCAGGAACTAGCACTCAAGCAGCAGGACTTGCAGCGTAAGACAGAAGATGATCAAGGCAGTATGTTGTTAGAATTGCAGAAAATGCAGCAACGTGCCGCTACGGACGCAGCCAGAATGGAAAGTCAGGAAGAGATTGCAGAGAATCGGAACGAGGTAAATCGTGAACGTATACAAGTGCAAAGAGAAGCCGCCGCTCGAAGGGGTTAGATAGATGTCTGATAAGTTACCAAAAGTAAGTATTGCTGTAGTCGGGGTTGTAATAGCCCAGATCGGTGGTTTTATTTGGTGGACGGCGCAGCAAGCCAGTACAATACAGAACCTTGAAGAGACTGTGAATGTTCTAACAGTAGAAAACAATGCTACTGACCGTACCAATTTGATTAGGGATGTAGAACACAACGCAGAACAAATTGAGGATTTGATTGATTATATAGTCGAACTGGAAGAAGAAGGTGAAGAAACTTTAGAGGACGTAATGTCAGAATTTGACGATGTATACGAAACGCAGGAAGGTTTTTTGCTACAATTCAATCAGATAGTTAAATTGCAAGCGAGAGTTAAAACGCTTGAAAATACTTTAGAATACCTAACACGAAGCCCCGCACTTTCAGATGGAAGATAGAAATGGACCCATTAACAATATTGGCAGGGCTAAAAACAGGGCTTGCCGCAGGTAAAACTGTCGCGAGTTTATCCAAGGAAATAGGAAATTTCTTTGACGCCACGGATGCAGCTAAGAAAAAATTACAAAAGAAGGGTGTAGGTAGCTCAGACGTAAACAGTGTTGCGTTAGATCGTTGGGCAAAGGAACGGGAGGCTGCACAGGCTGAAGAAGAATTACGAGAGTGGGTAACGAATAATCTTGGCCTATCACAGTGGCAAGCGTTGCTACGCATAAGAAAAGAAGTATTACAGGAAAAACGCGAGATGGAGGCTAGGCTCCGTCGTGAGGCGATAGAACGGCAAGAACTGATGATTACGATAGCTGGAATCTTTGTGTTGCTTTTATTTTCTGCTGTAGGTTCTGCGTTATACTTGGACTACATGGGATGGCTAGACATAAGGGATTATTTTAGATGATTTATGTTTTAGTATTCTTACATTTTATTAGCACAGATCGCCTACAATACTATCAGATCGGCACATATTCGGATAAAGAGGAATGTCTAGCTCAAGCGGAAAAGGCTCAGATAATGGTGACACACAACAGCATGAAGGTGACTTGCCTAGAAGTGAACAGCCAACAATAGTAGAACATGGTAAAAAGTTTGCAGCTTATGATAAGAATGGTAAATTAATTATACTGGGTTATAATAGACGAATAATACAGGAGTATGCAGATGCCCAAAGCAAAATACGA